TATATTGAGCTTAACGATTTTGTACAATACATAAAGGATAATATCAAGGATAATAATAATAATTGGGTTAAGTTTAGAATATTTGAGCGTGAAAAGGAAAGTGAACAATTTAGTCATGATATGCAAATAATTAAATAAGTATACATATATATACAATAACATGCATTTGGATAACCAAAATATATCAAGAACCACCGGCAAACCAAAAGTTTCACACGGTGGTGCGCGACCTGGTGGCGGACGTCCGCGAAGGATGGAAGAACACGAAATTATTGAACGTCTTAGCCCTATGCACTCAATTGCAATTGAGGCACTCGAACACTGTCTATTGAATAAGGATATAAAAGCCGTACAAATATTCTTCCAATACTTTTACGGCTTACCTACTCAGCGCATAGAAAGTAAAATTGAGGCCACATTAAATAGTGTATCAGTTGAGGTAATTACCCCACATGAATTGGTAAAGATTGCGTAAACATACTCCCTGGTGCGCACCCTAGCTACAATGTCATAATGTCAACATGATATAACCCACTAGTGGGTATTACCTATTTAACATAATATCGGTTATATACCAAATATATCGCGGAGCTATGGAATTGCTCAAAAATGACTGACATATTACGTTTTTTCGTAATATGAAAGTAGGTGATTCACCTACTTTATCACCTATCTATTCACCTACTTTAAAGGTGGGCAAAAGGGATAGGGGGGAACTTAGAGAAAATCGGATCCGGTGGATCTGGGGGCACTCCACATTTCTGTTACCTCCAAATCGGTCTTAAACTTATGTTTAACCTAGTCTCCTCCCAGAATCGCTTCAAAACAAGACACCCCCATTTTCTACCCTACTTTTCAACTTGATTTCGTAATTTCGATTTTTAATTTTTTCTATGAATGCAAAACTCCAAACTAATAAGGTCTACGAACTACTCGCTTCATCGGATAAACGCATTACGGTCATGCAAGGAGGATCTCGCTGCTTTACTGGTGAAACTCTTGTCTTAACTCATGATGGTTATAAGAAAATAAGGGATATTGAGATTGGAGAGATGGTTTTTTCGTTAAACACCTTAGGTAAACCCGTATTATTCCCAGTTATTAATAAGTTTATGTACACGGGTGACCAACATAAACATAAAGTAATTACCTTTGTATTAAGTGATGGACAAAAAATCACTTGTACTTATGGACATAAATTACTACAAAATGATGGATACGTTGAATCGTTTGACATTGCCGTCAGAATGTTGGCTGCCGATACATGGCACAGAAAGTCGCTATTTAGTGAGCAATATGGGGAGGATTCTCGCAATGAAGTACAAAATGAAGAGGGGTTCGGATGGAATGAGGATAATGAAACCAGCTTTGGACGCAAATGGCTACCTAAGAACAATGTTAAAGATGGGCAGCAAGTACAAAACAGTCAAGGTTCACCGGATAGTAGCGGAAGCGTTCATCGACAATCCGTTCGAGAAACCTCAGGTGAACCATATCGACAACAATCGAGCGAACAACAAAGCTTCGAATTTGGAATGGGTGACATTCAAGGAAAATATAGCCCACATGATGAATCAAGGGAGGCAGACGTTCAACAATGGGGAAAAGAATGGAAAAAGTATCCTTACAGAAGATATTGTAAGGCAAATAAGGTTGGAGTACAAGCCTTACGTAGTGATGATGAAAGATTTAGCGCAAAAGTATGGAGTGAAGACATGCACTATCAAAGATATTTTAACGGGGCGGTCTTGGGGGAGCATTGTCTAAGCATTGACGAGGTTGACGAGATAATATTCCATGAAACGCAAGACACAGTTTATGATTTGATGATTGCACCATTTCACAACTATCTTGTTACAACAAGGAATATTATTTCGCATAATTCGGGCAAGACGTACAACATTCTCATTTGGTTCATTGTAAAACTTCTCCAGGAGAACGGCAAAACCCTCACCATCGTTCGACAATCCCTTCCCTCCATAAAAGGTACAGTCCTGCGTGACTTTATCGACATTCTTGTCAAGCTTAACATCTATTCTGAGAACAATCACAACAAAACAGACCAGATTTACTCCTTAAATGGCAATATTATCGAGTTTGTGTCCGCAGACCAACCTCAGAAGATACGCGGACGTGCAAGGAACTATCTTTTCTGCAATGAGGCTAATGAACTGTCTTATGAGGCTTGGATGCAGCTAATTATGCGTACTGAGGGTAAAATAGTGATAGACTACAATCCTTCTGACGTTTCTTCGTGGATTTATGATAATGTTATACCTAGAGATGACTCTGATTTCCATATCACAACTTTTATGGACAATCCTTTCCTTCCAAAAGAATTGGTTGACGAACTTAACCGGTTAAAGGATGCCGACCCTAACTATTGGCAAATTTATGGCTTGGGTGAAAGAGGACTCTCACAAGACCTGATATACACTCATTATCGCACAACTGAGAATATGCCGGAGGAAGGGCAAGGTGAAACTGTGTATGGCTTAGACTTTGGCTTTAATGTTCCTTCTGCCTTAGTAAAGGTTGTGTTTTACGATGGTGTGGCTTATGCCCAAGAACTACTTTACGAAACAAGATTAACCACTAACGACCTTGTTGATAGGGTGAAAGCATTAGGTCTATCACCAATGGATGAGATTTATTGCGATGCTGCCGAGCCGAAAACCATAGAGGAGTTAGTCAGAAATGGCTTTAACGCTAAACCTGCAAATAAGGACGTGACTGAGGGAATTAGGTGTGTAAAGGGTACTCCATTGACGATTCATCAAGAATCACTAAATTTGCTAAAGGAACTTAAGAATTATCGGTGGAAAACGGATAGGAATGGTAATAAGCTCGACCAACCGGTCAAGTTTGCCGATCATATCTCAGATTCCCTCAGATATGCCATATATAGCAAATTAACAATCCCTTCGGTAACTTGGGGAGTAATATAAATAGAAAATGGGTTTATTCGACATATTTAGCAAAAAGGGACTTAATCCAAATGTTCAATTTGATACTCAACTCAAATACCTTAATGGTGCAACTCTTCAGAACTACGAAAGTGGGAAATATGTAAACGAAGGATATTTGGGCAATGCTGACGTGTATGCTATTGTCAGCTTCCTTGCACGAAAGTGCGCATCTATTCCTTGGTATGTGTACAAATTAAATGATACAGAGAAAGGGCGGACTTCCCTGATGAAGTATAAACAACTTTCTAAGGGGATTGCCAACAAAGGTGCATTTGAGAAAGCAATCATCGAGAGGAAGAACGCATATTCAGAAAATATTGTGATGGGCAGTCCACTTGCCAATCTCTTGGAGAATCCGAACAAAAACCAATCACAAGACCAATTCTTCGAGAATTTGTTTGGATATCGCTTTCTTTCTGGTGAAGGGGACATTTATGGCAATGATGGCAACTTGGGTGGTAAATTCCTTGAAATGAATGTTCTACCGACTCATTTCCTTGATATTTATCCCGATCCAAACGATTTGTATAATATTCTTGGTTATAAGTTAATGGTTGGTCAAGGTATTGATATTCCGAAGGATAAGGTGATGATGTGGAGAACATGGAATCCTGACTTTAATGCTTCTACTCGTTCCCACATGAGAGGTGTTTCTCCGATGAGGGCATCTTACTCCACCCTCCGGATGAGCAACAATGCTGCTGACGCTTCAGCCATGATGGCGCAGAACGGAGGAGCAAAGGGAGCTATCACTCCAAAACCAATTGGTTCAAATGTTGCTACGTTTACCGTTGAACAAGCAAATATGATAAAAAGGGCGGTCAATGAGGACATGAACGGAATTGACAACAAGGGAAGGATAAATGTCCTGCAAACTCCTTGGGACTACCTTAATTTCGGACTTTCCTCCGTTGACATGGACTTGGTTAAGACAATGCAGATGTCAATGCACCAATGGTGCAGAGTGTTTGGTTTACCGGCAGTCATCTTTGATACTGACACTTCGAGCTACAACAACTACCAAAACGCAATGCGTGACTTAATGACTAACACAGTCATCCCGACTTGTGCTTCTCTTCGTGATGAGCTTAATAAGTGGCTTGTACCGAGATTTGGGGAGAACGTGTACATCGACTTTGATATTACTGCCTTACCTGAGATGCAGCAAGACATGGAGCGTATGTCTCGCATACTTCGTGATGCTAATTGGTTGACTTATGATGAGAAGCGAGTTGCGATGAACTACGAAGAACTTGGTGGTGCTTATGCTACATCTTATGTTAGCAACGGGCTTATACCAATCGACCAAGTATTGATGGACTTAACAATGACTGATGGACAAAATGATATTAGCGACAACAACGGAAGCGGAGATATGGGAATTAGTGATGAAGAGATTTCCGAAGATACCAACGGAGAGAACGTGCCGAACGGAGCAGAGGATGAGAATGGAAGTTAGGTTTAGTTACAAAAAAAGACTTGAAGATGAACGCGAAGCAGCAAAGAGAATACTGGACGAAAGTGGAGCGACTTCGCAGACAACTTGATGTTAAATACTCTGCATTATTTAATGAGGCGATAAAGAAAGAGTTAACCGAGTTCGTTAATGATATTAACAAAGCAGGACTACAAGGTGCTTTGAGCTTGATGGGTGCTTATGCGTGGAATGAAAGCATGATGACAATCATGAACAAGCTATACAAAGAGTCTGCGGTAATCTTTGGAAATGCCGTATATAGGGCAGTTGGAGTCATGGGACAAAAAAGTGATACCTTTGGTTTTAATAGTGAGTGGGTTAAGGAAGTTCTTAACTTTTTGGTGCAATATGGCTTTACTTTGGTATCAAATATGACGCAGACAACTAAAGCAAAGCTTCAGGAGATAGTGGCGAAAGGAATACAAGAGGGAAAGAGTATCGACCAAATAACTAAGGACATTTTAAGTGATGAAACGACTGGTTATAGCATGATGAGGGCAAAGAGGATAGCAAGGACTGAGGTGATGAGGGCAAGTAATTACGCAGCTATGATTGGTGCAGACAAGCACCCATTTGAGGTTGACAAAGTGTGGATAAGCGCAAGGGATAAGAGGACAAGAAGGATTCCGAAAGATATGTATGACCATTATGATATGAACGGTCAAAAAGTGGGATGGGCGGATGATTTTACGTCAACGGGGAAGAGAGGGGACTTAGTGGTGGCAGGTTTTCCAGGTGACCCGACCACACCGGCAGGATTTTCTATAAATTGCAGGTGTACAGTTGGATTTGAGCCTAAAAGAGATGCAAATGGTAAATTAATAAGAAAACAAAAATAAAGTCAAAGATGATATACAGTTATAAGTCATTTGAGCTTGAGCTAAAGGATGTAGATGCCAAAAAAGGCATTGTTAGTGGCTATTTCTCTGCATTCGGCATGGTTGACTCTGATGGGGATATTATGATGCCAGGTGCATTTAAGCGTTCCATTAATGATTGGGGACCAGAAGGCAAGGGAAGGATAAAGCATTTGCTTAACCACAATCCTTCACAACCTTTGGGTAAGATAACAAGCTTAAAGGAAGATAGCTATGGACTGCTTTATACTTCTCAAGTTGGCACACATCAATTAGGGAAAGATTTTATAAAAATGGTGGAGAGTGGACTAATTGGAGAGCATTCCATAGGATTTCGTACCTTGCAAGAGCAAAAGGGAGATATGGGTAATGAATTGAGAGATGTGATGCTTTTTGAGGGATCAAGCTTAACGGCTTGGGGTGCAAATGAGAACACACCTTTGATTGGAATGAAGTCTTTAAAAAGTGTAGAGAAGATGCAAGATGAAATTAGAGCATTTGATAAGTTCATCCGGAACTCAGACGCATCTGAGGAAACGATTGACTTATGTCTTATAAAGGTCAAACAGTTAGCACAAGCTATTGAGATGATGAGTAGCACAAAGGTAGTCGAAGAAACACCTGAGCAGCCAAAAGAAGTTGATGATAGAGTGTTTGTAAAATCGCTTATATCAATTTTAAACAAGTATTAAATTAAGTAAAATGGAAGATTTAAAAAAATTCGAAGCTGCCCTCGAATCAAAAATGGCAGAGCAGAAAGCCGAAGTTGCTTCTATAAATGAGAAAGCACAAAAAAACTTCGATAGCAAAGTAGAAGGTATCAATGAAAGCCTTTTGAAAACCAACAAGAGCATCGAAGAAGCTCGTTCTGAGGTTTTGGAAGCTAAGGCTGCTTTCGGTCGCTTACAAGCTAACACCGAGAGAAGAGTTGCTACATCTTATGCTGAACACATTTTCAATATCAAAAATGAAATTGGAAGTGCTATCGAGAAAGGATGGAACGACATTAAGTCTGCTGCAAGGACTAATGGTAAGGGTTTCTCTTACGAAATGGACATGAAAACAGTTGGTGTTATGACAATCGGTAACAACCTTACTGGTTCTGTTTACACATCTTATGTTGACAATCCTGCTCTTAGGTCTTATGTTAACCCACATTTGCGTTCAGTTTTCAACATCATCCCAGTTTCTACGGGTTCGGTTTCTTTCCCTCGTGGTAACACTCCGGTTGGTGAAGGTTCTTTCGGTAAGCAAACTGAAGGCAATGGTAAACCACAAGTTGATTATGATGTAACAGTAGTAAATACTGCGTTGTCATTTATCGCTGGTTATGCTAAAGTTTCTCGTCAGATGATTGATGATTTGCCTTTCCTTCAAGCTTATCTTCAGCAGTCATTGATTGAAGATTTCCAAAAAGCAGAAGATACTTATTATCTTAATGCAATAGCTTCAAGTGCAACCGCAGGTTCTACTTCTGCTACCATTACTGCTGAGAAATTTATCGATTATGTTGCTCAGTTGGGTGCTTTGAATTGGAATGCAAACTTGTCTTTGACAACTCATGCAGGTTGGGCTTCTTTGTTGAAAACTAAACCTTCTGACTACTCATTACCTGGTGGAATGGTTATCGACAACAATGGTAACGTAAGAATACTTGGTATTCCGGTTATCCCACACTCTCTTGTTACTGCATCTAAGATTTATGTTATGGACACTACCAAGTATGCCATTGCACAACAATCTGGATTGAATGTAAGAAGCACAGAGTTTGATCAGGATGACTTCATTAAGAACTTGATTACTTTCAGATGCGAAGCACGTTGCGAATTGTTACAATTCCAACCTACTGCTGCGGTTTACGGAGCAATATAGTTTTAAACGGCCAAGAAAAAGAAGGGTGAAATTCCCTTCTATTTTTATATGCCTTATTCCTACGGATATTTTAAATTAGAGGTTGAGTATCACATCATGAGAAACATACCTCGTGATGCAAGGATAATAGACGTAGGAGCAGGGAGTGGGACTTATGGACTAATGCTTAACAACCACTATAAAAACATAGATGCCATTGAGGTTTGGGATAAATACATTGAGGAGTTTAATCTTAGGGCTATTTACAGAGAGGTTTATAATGAGGATGTACTCGATTTTAGATTTGGCAATTATGACTATGCGATTTTTGGGGATGTGATAGAGCATTTGTCTTTTGAGGATGCAGACAACTTGTTGAGCTTACTTTTGGTAAAAGATATTAAATGTCTTGTTGCAGTTCCTTACACGATGAAGCAAGGAGAGGTAAATGGAAACATTTACGAGGAACATAAGCAAGATGACTTAACTCATGACTTATTTTTAAAACGTTATCCTTACATGGGACTTCTTTATAGGAATGAGAAGTATGGATATTACGTTAACTACGACTTCATATGAACATATTACTTTCGATTCATTTATACCCTCCGCACCACAACTGCGGAGCAGAGATGATGATACATAGGATAGCAAAGCATTTGCAGTCTAAAGGTCATCACATTAGAGTTCTTTTACATCAGGCGAATCATTATAGGATTACAAATAATTACGTTTATGACGAGATTGATGTGTTCCCTCCAAATCCAAATGTGATTGAGAACTTATTTCATTGGTGCGATGCAGTTTTTACGCATCTTGATTATACCAAATGGAGTATCTCGATGGCAGCGATGAAGCGAAAGCCATTATTCCATTTGATACACAATAGCCATAAATACCCAGAGATTGTACAAGCTGAAAAGAAACAACACATTATTTACAATTCTGAGTGGATAAAAAAAGAACTACAATATGATTTTGATAATTTTACCCTAACTCCTCCAATAGACAATTTAAAGTTTTCAACAACCGAGAACACCGAGAAAAACGAATTTATAACGCTGATTAACCTAAATGAGAACAAAGGCGGTAAGATATTTGAACAGATAGCCAGAGCATTGCCTAATAAGCGGTTTTTAGCCGTTTTAGGAAGCTATGACGAACAATTCGTACCAAAGGTTGATAATGTGAAAGTGGTCGCTAATTCGTCTAATATCAAGCCTACGTACGAGCAGACAAGATTGTTGTTAATGCCATCAAAATACGAATCGTGGGGAATGACTGCAACTGAGGCGATGAGTTATGGCATACCGGTTATTAGTACCGAAACACCTGGGTTGAAAGAGAATTGTGGAGATGCAGGAATATTTATTAAAAATAGAGATGATGTTAAAGAATGGATTGATGCAATTTTTAAAATGGAGAAAGCTATTAATTACAAAGCTCAATCCGAAAAGTGTAAAAAAAGAGCCGGAGAATTGGGCGGAGAAGAGAGTTTGGACAAGTTCGAATACTGGCTCAGAGAAATGGTTTATAAATTCAATTAAAGATGTCTATAATAATAAATAGTGTTCAGATAGTTCAAGATGCAGTTGTTGAGCCAGTATCACTCACTGATGCCAAAAATTGGATGAGAGTTACCTATGATACGGACGATGATATTATCGGTGATCTACTTGCATCGGCAAGAACGCACATCGAGAAGCTTTGTGGTGTATCATTTGTAAATAAGCTCATCAGAAGCAATTTTACTATTAGTGGCACAACTCAAGACGTGTGGATAGTAGATTTACCTTACGCTCCATTACTATGCGTAAATGAGCTTAAATACAAGAGTGGATTTACTACCTATGATATACTTGTTAAAGATACCGATTACGAGCAATTAGGAGGCAAATTATGGCTTTATATACCTGGGACTTATGTTTGCCTTTACCAAGCAGGTTATGGCTCTGTTCCTGATGATATTAAGTCTGACATCCTTACTCTTGTGGCTTGGAGTTATGATAATAGAGGCAAGAAGTTCAATGGTGACTCACAAGGTGGCAATGTTACTGCTTATCCTTTTTGGGATGGTCTTAACTTCCATCAGTATAAGAAAGTTGTGATATGAGTAAACCTCTTTATGTAAAAGTCAATGATACGTATTTTAATAAGGCCTTAAATAAGCTTAAGGATTTACAGAATGATTTTACTGAAGAGGTTGATATTGAATTAGCTGCTGCATCGGTTGATATTGAGAGAAAGGCAAAAGAAAACGCTCCACCTGACTACTCAAGGCTGAGAGCAGCAATTAAAGCAAATAAAGTATCTTTGCTTAGGCATGAGGTTAGGGTTAGTGTTAACTATGCTGCTTATGTGGAATTTGGAACTGGTCAGAATTATAAAAATTATGAACCTAAGTTACCAAATGAGTGGAGAAATATAGCAGCAGACTTTTGGAAAAGTGGTAAAGGAACAACAAGAGCGCAGCCATATTTATATCCTGCGGTAAAAGTTGTGCTGAAAGATTTTAAAAAGAGGTTCAAGGATAGATTAAAAGCATTATTAAAGAAATAAATGTTAGACTGCTCAAACAATATTAGACAATGTTACGTAAACCTTTTGGAAGGCAATGTCATTTATAATGGCAGTGCAGTTGCGGTTTATGGGCAGACTCCATTTGTCACTACTCCTCCAATTTATATAATGATTGGAAGCGTAAATGAGGTTGCAGACAATAACAATCAACAATTTGTGACTGATGCTGACATTGATGTAAATATTGTTGTTGAGCAGTATAGGCAACCTGACTTAAGTGTTGTGGATGCCATTTCAAGCTTAGTGCTTAATTTAATTTTGCCATCAACCGGAATTAATGATGTTGGGGATGCAAGTTTCCAAATATTCCCATTATCACGCATAAGTTCACGATATTTGCCATTAGATAATGGTGATTTGTATATAACAAGAAAGATTTTAACGATTAATAATTCAATAATTCAAAAATAGAATAAAATGGGACAGCAAATTCAGGGTTCAAAGCAAGATATCGAGATTGATGTAACCGGAGCTGGTACAGCTTGGGAAGTCTTAGTATGTCTTGCATCATCATCAGTAAACACAAGTGCTGATACATCTTCTGACAACACTAACTGCGGTGTACTTACTTCTATAAGCGATGCTTCTATGACTGTTGATTTTGATGCAGTATGCGAAGTTACTCCAACCGCTACACAAGTTAGTTACAAAGACCTTTTAACCGCAATGGTTGCTAAAACAATGGTTAAAGTAAGGGTACAAAGTCCAGTAGTTGGTTCTACTGCGATTGGAGTTGCTTACTTCCATGAATTTTCTGCTTACATCAACTCTTTGACTTTGACTCAAGCGAATGCTGAGTTCATCAAATTCAGTGGTAGCTTTACTTCAACTGGAACACTTGACATAACTGTTTAATTTTATGAACTATACTACGATTGATATTAATGGTCAGAAACTCGGACTTAAATTTGGGATGGCATCATTCCGTTACTTGCAAGGTAAATTCGTTGATGGTATTGCTTTTCAAGGCGATAGCTTAAACGAGATTGGAATTGCTCACATACTTTATAGCGGTTATTATAATAATTGTCTAATAAAAGATGTAGTTCCATCATTAACTTTCGAATTATTTGTTGATTTTATTGAATTAAATCTAAACAACGAAGAAGTTCTTGAGAAGATTAAGGAGATAATGAGCATTTGGGCAGCAAGTGACTTTGTAAAGCAGACGCAGGTAGGCAAGGCTGAAGAGCCAAAAAAAAAGACTACTCGTGGGAAGAAATAGAGTCCTTTGCCTTCGGTGAGTTGATGTTATTGCCTAATGATTTTTATGCAATGAGTCCAAGGCATTTATCTTTAATGCTTAAGGGACATCAAGATAAAAAAGTTGACTCTTACAAGCAGACAAGACTTTTGATGTTTACGATGGTGCGGTTAATGGGTGATCCTAAAACCGCACCTAAAACACCTGAGCAGTTGTGGGAACTACCTGGCGATGATGACGAGAACAAAGCTATTTCAGATGAAGAGATAAAGGAAATATTTAAAAGGTTGATGTAATGGCGGATTTAATATACGAATTTGGTGCAGATGTAACACAATTCAATGCTTCCATTGCAGAAGTTACTAAAGAGATTAAGAAACTTAAAGATGTTCTTAAGACTGCAACCGGTGCTGAAATACCTAAGCTTAACGCTGAGATATCTGCATTACAAACAAGTTTAGGTAATTTAAAAAATGTAGGAGTACCTGCTGCTGCTGCAATTTCAAAAGTTAGGGATAGTGCAAGTGATGCAAGGGTTGCGCTAACAAATGTTAGCCAAGTTGTACAAGATTTACCATTTGGTTTTATAGGTATTCAAAATAACATTCCAGGTGTTATACAATCATTTGGCAATTTAACAAGTGGAAGTACGGGATTAGTTGGAGGCTTAAAAGCAATTAGCGCACAATTATTAGGACCAGCAGGTATATTTCTTGCATTTAGTGTTGCTACTTCTGCGGTAACTGGGTTAATAACAAAGTATGGTTCTTTAGGAGCAGGTTTGGAGGCAGTATTTGGTAGTACAGTAAAATTAACTCAAGCACAAAAAGATTATAATAAAGCATTATCAGAATCAATTGGATCAAGTGCTTCAGAGGTTGTTGAAATTAATGCTTTAGTAAAAATATTAGGTGATTTATCTAAACCACTACAAGAAAGGTACTCGGCTTATGTTGAGTTGAATAAAATAAGACCAGAAGTAGTTGCAGGAATTTCTGAAGAAAGTCTTGCAATTGGTAATTACACTAAACAACTTGATATTAATGCAACTGCTATTAGGAATTTAATATTTTTAGAAGCAAAAAGAGCTGCATTAACTTCAGTTATAAATAAAAACGTAGCAGAGCAAACTACTTTAGAACAAGATAGACCAAGACTAATAGCTGATTTATTAAAAGCACAAAAAGATGAAATTGAAAGTGCTAAAAAAATAGAATCAGGTTTAAAAACTCAGGGTAGATTTAGAACTCAAGAATCACAAAATTTACTATTAGCTACTAAAGCATATACCGATAATATTAACAAACAAAATGAGTTAATTATATCTTACAGAGAATATGCAGATTCTTTAACTCCGGTTATTACTAATATTGCAAATGTTGATGGTGCTACAAAAAAACTAACTGATAGCCTTAAAAAGCAAGATGAAGTTGTTAAAAAACCCAAAAAAGGCAGAGCAGGTTTATTTGATTATTTAGTTACTGAGGTAGATAAAGGTTTAATACCTATAAGTAAATTGGAAGGCAAACTTGCTAATTTACTAAAACCAAGTTTATCACCTTTTCAATTTCAAACTCCCAATCTTAAAAACCCACTACAAAATCAAATTGATGCATTAAAGTTGTTTGTGCAAAAGTCGGAAGAAGCAAAGAATCAATTTAAAGATTTCTTTTTTGATCCCGTAAACGCATTGTTTACAAACTTCTTTGAAACCGGTAAATTTACTATTCAAGCATTTGGAGATGTTTTGTTAGCTCAAGTTAAAAAGATTGTAGCTGAGTTGATAACATCTAAGATATTATCTTTACTTGCAAGTTTGATTCCAGGTGTTGGAGCAGGTAGTGCAGCACTAAAAACTGGTTCAGCTATTGGAAAATATTTACAAATGGGAGGAAGTTTATTAGGTCCAAGATCTGCTAATTTTGGTGGAGTTCAAGGAGGTGGAATGGGAATGAGTGGAAGCGTTAACTTAACTTTGAGGGGATCAGACTTAGTGGGTGCAATTAATCGTACAAATTCACAAATTCAAAGAGTTGGCTGAGAAATAT